TTTGACCAATGTTTTCTCGACCAACTTGTTCGAAGCCTATATAATATGAATAACTCTTATTTGACTTAATTCTTTTCAGAACACACCCTATATCAAACATGTGTTTCATACTAACGACCATAATTTTTCACACAACTCTTGAACAGTAATGTCATTATTACCGATAATATTGGTGAATTTTTCCTGATCGAAGTTTTCAGGGTCTAGGGCGATTTCACTTATGTCCTGATCATCACTGATCTGTCTTAATAGTCTCCAAACCTCTCCACCGATATCCAACACGGCGTCTACTTCATTTGGAAATCTAACATCGGTGATAATTGCTATTTCTGGTTGTTCTTGTTGGATCTTGTGAGTAATGGCGTCTATCCAGATTGGACCATACATCTTTCTCATAATGCCTGTACCAAAGTACTGCATAAACTCACGTCCGGTCATTGGTCCGGGTTCATGAATACATACGTTTTTTAGATCATAATAAGAATTAAGTAATTGCTCTGGTCCACCACTACTACCACCCATATCAGATAAAATATCCATCGCCACCTTTGGAGAAATTACTCCCGGCATATCTTCCCATAATAGATGGGTTAGTTCATTCTTCTGATCATCCGTACCATAGATCTTATGAGGTTCTATATTAAATAGGGAGACACATAAGCCCTTAAGGGTATCAGCAAAGCTATACGACTTAACAAGGGGCCACATTTCCCTCTCTGCATATTCTACAAAAACTTCGTCTTTTCTATCTATGTCAAATTCACCCCAACCCATTTTACCGTCCCTATTAGACGTATAAATTTCTAAAGAGCCATTTTCAACAATACGAAAATCTTCGATCAAACTTTCATTATTTGGTGGTCTTTTCTTTGAAAGAATTAGTCCGTGAATATAGTTAGCAGAGGTATTTTTACCTGACTGTTTCTTACCCGATATTCCAATTACTCTTGTCATCTCAATATAACCCTTTAGTTTGTGATAAAATATCTGTTTTGACCATATCTATTGTAGTATCTCCTACGTCTTTTTTATGTAGGTCAATAAACTTAACAGTAAACATCCTAGTGAATTTTCTTTGTATCTTTATTTTAGACTCTCTTGAAGCTTGATCACTATCAGTAAGTATAACCAATGTAGTCACTCCACTAGATATAATCTTTCTTTCTTGTTCTGGTGATATATCTTTCCCAAATAAGCCAATTACATTCTCTACTCCACACTCCCATAATCTCCAAACATCCCCCTGACCTTCAGTAATAAACAAACAGGATTTTTCTAAAGCTTTACCTATTGCATTATGGTAATTATATAAATAGTGTGAAGATTTTAGGTCTTCAGAGAATAGGTACTTTGGCTGTAGATAGTCTTTCATAGCTCTTGCTATATATCCAACCTGCACACCCTTCTCATTATGTATTGGTATAATAGCTCTCATAAACATATTAGAAGACCTGTCTACACAGTCACACACTCCAAAATAATCCAACGCACTCTTTGTAAAACCCCTAGATAAAAAGTACTGTGAGTCTATACATGTGTCTATACTGTTTATAAAACTATTTTCTTCTACTGTCTTTGGTTGATTAAATAACTTAACAAGCCTAGAAAACTCACGGTGTGGAGATTCCACCCTTTCACTACCATCTATACTTATATTTTTATCTCCAATATTGTATAAATGACAGACTAACTTTAAAGCACTAGAAAACTCTACCTCTTGACCCTTAACCTTAGACATAACTCCCATCATAAACCCTAGCATTCCACTATAGTCTTGATGACAATTATGGGTCCAGCATTTCCAACTCTTCTTTTCTGGAGATATAGTACAAGCCTTTTTGTTGTCGGCCCCTTCGTGTATAGGACAAACACAGGCAATACCATCGTGGTTGTTATGATACTCAATATTAAAATGGTCTAATATAATTTCAACGTCTTCATACATTATCGCCTGTAACTTATTTAGGTCTATCATTATATTCTTTAAGCTTCTGGTAAAACTCTGGTTTTTCCAATTTTAGATTCCACCATTCCCACTTCTGCCAGTATGGATCTAAATTATTAATATATTCAAGTTTTTTTATTACTTCATCATCATTCGTCATCGTCATAATCTTCTAGTAGGTCTATTCCTTCTAAGTCATTATCTAGTCCACTATTAAGACCGTCTCTAGTGTGGAGTTCTTTAAGGTCTGCATGACTACCAATCATATTCATATTAATATAGTTTCCATCTTCCATTCCGGGTCCATGACGACATACGATAGGTACTAACTTTCTATTACCAGCCTCTTTACCATCTTCCGCGATCTCTTCTATTGATTTTTCCTTGAAGATACTGAATGATGTACATAGCCAGATTAGCCTATCAGAACCACTAACAGCGTCTGTACTCTCTTTCGTAATACCGTCCCTGTTTAACTGTACGAATGCTATACATGGGAAATCATATTTTACAGCTAAGTTATGTAGGGCAGTTATTTGAAAACCTAAAGCTTGATATTCTTGAATGTTATTCGTAATAGATCCAGAAGACATTAGCTTTAAGTAGTCATATATAACCACACAGTCATTTGTTCGACCATTTTCATCAACACCAACCTCAGACATAACCCAACGTTTAATAGTATTCACAATGTTCTCAAACGGCACTCCAGAAACACACGCATATGTATATGGCATTTCTTTAATTTTTTTAGCCGCCTCTAGCACACTTTTATATTTTATTTCATCTTCAACAAACGAACCAGTCTCTATCTCTTTAATAGGAACACCACTTAGATTAGATATAATCCTGTTTAGGTGGTCTTCCTTAGACATTTCAGTATCTAACATCAAAGTTGGAATACCGCTGCCCGATACATGAATAGCTACATTATCCCCAAATACACTCTTACCCACTTTTGGCCTTGCAGATACTAAATCAACGCACTTTCTTCTTGCTCCACCACCAATAGCGGTATCAAATTCTGAAAATCCAGTATCAATACCAATCTGGTCACACTGGTTTTCTAATAGGTATTCAATATATTCATCAATACCTTCCCCCAACTGTTCGGGATTATTACCAGTTGCGTCCTCTCTTAGAAACTCCATTACGGGGTTTTCTAAAATTCCCACTATATCATCAATAGATTCATCACCATCAATACCTTCTATCTCACGATTGATAGCTAAAGTCATCTTATGCATCTGTCTTGCATATTCAAACTTTTTCACCTGTACTGCAAAGTGAGTAATATTCCCCTTATCGACAGGGAAACTCATTAGTGACTTTACATACTCTAACTCCTGTTCTGTATTTATAACATCAGATAAATGTAGCTGTTGTGCAGCCGACAAAAAAGAAGGTAAGTCTAAATTTAAACCACCTTCCATAACTTTCTGTATACATTTATAAATCAATTGGTTGTTTTGGTGACCAAACGTGTTATATTGTATTATATCACATACCTCAACATATGCTTCTAGTCCATACGTAAAGATACTAGCGAGTACGGCACGTTCTGCCCCGACATCGGTTAACTTCAAATCCATCTATTACCCCTAATTTTATTTCATGTGTTTAATATATATCGCACTGTATATCTAAAGCAAAGAAAAACTTTGGATCGGCCTCAATAAATTTACTATATATAAACATATAAGACCCTTTAGAACTTATTGGTTCACACACACTCTTGAGACTAATTTTCACTACGTTTTTATAGAACATTGCCTGTATTCTATTTGGCTGTATTTGATTACCTCTATAACCCGTAGCTACATTATACATTATTCATTTCCACAAGAGTCGCACCTATGAAACTTACCATAAACAACAGCACTGTTTACAGTGTGGGTTTTTCCACATGCACTACACTGAATTTCTTTCATTTGGGGTTCTGGTCTATTTCTAGTTGTTTTAGGGATTTTTTTAGATGCTTCTGGCATTTCTGTGTCTTCAAAGATCTCTCCCTTATCTTCCCATGTATTTTCACGACCCTGAACTCTAGTTCTACCTCCACGTTGTGAACCATCGGCACGTTTAACTTTAAAGTTTTCGTCTATGTCAATAGCGTGACCTTCATCTACCGTCATAGGTATAACTCTTTCGTCATCTTCTACTACCGTTTCACTTTGTGTTAATAACTTAGCAAACTCCGCTTTTTGTTCCGGTGTTAAACTTGTTACAAAATGTTCCATGTTACTCATTTTCTCTTACCTTTCTCCATGAGACAGTTAGCTTTTTGTCTCACTATTTGTTCTTTATTACCCAAAGCTAATACTCTAGCTTCAGCGTGTTTTTTCCATAAATCAATAGTCTTAGCCACCTCATTTTCATTAACGATAGTGGATACTCTGATTTCATGTTTTGTGTATTTATCAAAGTTATGTACTTCCCTAGCTATTATATCGCTGAGAGCACTTTTACACCACATTAAAATACCATCTTGTCTACCTTTTTCCAAATTTATGTAATCACAGTATTGATATAACATAAATGAGTAATTAAAGCAATCATCCTGAGTTAATACTGCCAATTCATCTATAGTTAATGTTTCGGCTATTTTGAACTCTTCCTTGAATTCAAATGTATTAAGATTGTTATTATTAATATAGTCATCAACATCCGATTTGAACTTATCAAATTTCGCCCTTATATCCAAGCTGAT